GTAGTCAGCAGTGACAGCGACTTCCACCAATTGCTGGCCACAAACGTAAAACAATATAATGGAATCGCAGATGAGCTTCACACAATTGAAGGCATCTTTGACAAAAAGGGTGCCCCAGTCAAAGATAAAAAAACTAAAGAACCCAAAACAATTCCGGACCCAAAGTGGATCCTTTTCGAAAAGTGCATGCGAGGCGACGTTTCAGACAATGTCTTTAGCGCATACCCTGGGGTACGCACTAAAGGCAGTAAGAATAAAATTGGCCTCCAAGAAGCCTTTGCAGACAAAGACAAAAAAGGCTTTTCGTGGAACAACATGATGCTGCAGCGTTGGACCGACCATAATGGTGTCGAACACAAAGTCTTAGACGACTATCTGCGTAATGTTACATTGGTAGATCTTACTGCACAGCCTGATCATGTTAAAACTTGGATTGCAGAAACTATTGCCACTAATAGTGTACCCAAAGAAGTTCCAATGGTGGGTGCCAAGTTTCTCAAGTTCTGCGGCAAGTATGAACTAAAACGTATCAGTGACAATCTACAAAACTACGTGGACTTTTTAACAGCGAGTTACCCAGAATGAACAAAGAACTATTACATGAATTTCAATTACAAGCAGGTGGTAGTCACTATCCCGATATTAATCCTGCAATGCAAACTAAGTTTGCTGAATTACTGATTCAGGAATGTGTAGATAACTTATTCCTACACGGATATGATGATGCCGCAGATCAAATAATTAAACATTTCGGAGTTGAAGAATGAGTGAGTCAACTGGCATAACAGGCTTCATTGAAATCTTTGAAGGTCGGTTGACCAAAATGAAGCTACACCTTAAAGAAGAACTGAGCAAGGCCAAGGGTGAGCGAAATCGTAAATTAATTAAAAGTCAATTGGCTGATGCCAAGAAACTAAACCGGACACTGAAGGAAATGCGTAATGCTAATACTAAATTGTGTCCACATTGCGGAGAGAAGCTATGAACGAACGAATTCGACTACTTGCTGAACAGGCCGGCATACACGATGATGTTTGTAGAGGGTGTCCGATTCACGAATTAGACAAGTTTGCCCTGTTGATTGTAGAAGAATGTGCCACAGTGATTGAACGAAATCTATTTCAAGGCATAGGATGGAACACCAGCCGGGCTGTTAGACGCCATTTCGGCATTGAGGATGAAGAATGAGACACAAAGACATCATTGGTTTTATGTGGTTTTTCATAGTACAACCACTGTTCTTTTTTGTGGGCATTGGTATATTTGTCTATGGATTAGTAACCAATTGGCCCACAGAAAGAACTGTAAAATACGATTGTAGCATGTCAGAATTCCATCCCGACTATCCTGTTAAAGTAAAAGAAGAATGCAGGAAATTACGTCAGGAAAATATTAAATGATTAAAAGCATTAATAGTAGTAGTCCATATTTAACTGTGGACGGGGGTAGCCCAATGATGCCTTATATTAGCCCGGGTTCGCAGGGTGCAGGACAAATTAGATATAACACAAATAATAATAACATAGAAGTGTGGGATGGTGTTACATGGAAAGAAATTGGTACTAGTTACGCATCAATTAATCTAAGTTACGAAGCGCAGGACTTACTCAATTGGGTCAGGGAAAAGCGCAGTGAGGAAATGAGACTGCAAGCACTGGCCCAATCTCATCCCACTGTAGCAGATGTTGTGGCAAAACTAAAATCAGTTGAAGAAGAACTCAAAGTAGTAGTAGCATTAACAGAGAAAAATAAATTATGAAATTCAGACATTGGTTAGCACAGTGGTTGGTTAAAGACGATCATCGAGAAACAGTTTATTCCAATAAAATATCTGCGTCAACCGACAGAGAAGAATATGGAACTCCGATCCGATTCTCAGTAACCCCTGCACGTGGTGGCATTGTTGTTACTAGCAGGACTTATGATCGTCAAAAGGATCGCAGTGACGAAATCATTCATGTTATCCACGATGATGAAGATGTTGCCCGTAAAGTTGGAGACATTGTGGCCTTGGAACTAATGAAGTCATGAGTAGCTATACGTATAATACCCCAAGTATACCAAATATCGGACTTCCTGGTATAATGGCACAGGATCTAGGTATAGGTAAATCATTTAGATTTCAAGAGGAACACATGTTTAGTGGATTAGATATTAGAATTACTCCTGCACACGGAGGAACAATTGTTAGCGTATCGCAAGGTCCCGGTAACAGTCCTACTTTATACGTAGTAGGTGAGGAACAAGACCTTGGCACAGAAGTAGGCAAAATTATAACAATGACCTGCTTAACAAAGGAAACATAATGACTGAAATTATCGCAAAGCCCGTAGTAAAAAATAAATTTTGGATTGTCGAAAAGGGTGGCAACAAAGTTGGAACTATTCTAACCATTGAAGAAGATGGCGGTGTAGTTTATGTACACAATGACAACCACCGAGAACACTTTCCCAGTATCAAACTTCTTAGTAAGAAATATAATATTGAATTTGTCAAAGCCGACAAACCTGTACGTAGCCGGGAAGATACCTACGATGTATACGGATTTCCCACGCCGGGATTGCCACACAATCAAGTATTAGATGTGCAAAGGTATTTGCCTATATACACCAAGACACCCAAGAGTAAAAGTTTCTTTTGTGCTGGTTACTATATTATTAAGTTTTCTAGCACATGGGTACGAGCAGTCTGTCCCAAGCTAATTACTCTTAATCGATATGAATACCAAGGACCATTTAAGACACAGGATAGTATGTTAGACGCAATGAAGGAAGCAAATGGACAATAATGTTTCTTTGCACATTAAGATGTTCAATGACAGAGTGCGGGCAATGAATCAAAGCAGTGGTAAGATTCTTACACTAAACGCACAAGAAGCACGTAGTTTACACGCAGAAATCTACGATTTGATGTCCACAATTGCAGGGTTGGTCAAAGATAATACTAGTACCGCAGATATCAATGTCTCGATGGACGGTGGTAAATTTAAATAAACTACGTATATATTGAGATAAATAAACAGTAAATCAAGGATATTGAAATGAGTCGACCTAAGCCAAATGTGTTGCTAGATCACGTTAACAAGAACACATACAAAAGCGAGCAAGTGTTAAGCTCTGAAGGTATCTGGGCGGTCTTCTACGATAGTATGCCCATTAATTTAAAAACACACAATATCTTAGTTAGCTATCCAGGGCCCAAGTACAAAAAGGTCAGCTTTTCTAATCCCGGCCATGCCATCAATTTGGCCAAGAAATTAAACACACTATTTAAAACAGACAAGTTCACTGTTGTATTACTCAAGCAAGGTGATACTATCTATCGTGCATAATGTCTGTCCAAGACTCTACCACATATTGTAAATTAGCACACGTTTCATTGGCTGTGCAAAACGAAGGTGATGTCTGTGTATGTAACAAAAATACACAAAGCTTCGAGGATGGTAAGAAAAATAAATTATATCTACACGAAGTGGGTCTCGAACGCATGTGGCGTAGTCCCACACGTAAATTGATACGTGTCGCCTTAGATCACGGAAAACGTATTCCTAGTTGCCAGGCATGTTGGAACGATGAGGATGCCGGGGTAGAATCTTTTAGACAAATTTTTAATAAAAAATTAAAAGATGTAGATCCATCTGAAACACAACCGCAGATATTAATTTTAAAGCCCACTAATGTTTGTAATTTAGGTTGCAGGATGTGCCAACCTAGTACTAGTACTACATTGTATCAAGATTTCTACAAACTTGATACAGAATTAAAATCATTTACAGGAACGTTTAAAGAGTATACTAAAAAATTTGAAACTATCCGCTTGGGATTAGGTAAACAAAATATCGACATTTGGGAAACATTTAAACAGTGGTTACCTGGCTTTATATTCCTAGATATCTACGGCGGCGAACCTATGCTGGCGCCGGCAATGTGGGATAAAATGATTGACATAGCAAACAATGATAAAGTTGCAGATACTGCAATACAATTTCATACTAATGGAGTTATATGGAATCAATCTTACATTGATATCTTGCCAAAATTTAAACATGTACAAATTGCAATTAGTATAGATTCAAATGATACCAATCAACTCGAATATATTCGACACAAAGTAGATGTTGTTGCTCTGCAAGAAAATATAGAAAAATATATTGAATTATCAAACAAATATAAAAACATATCTGTTAATATATGTTTTACTGTCAGCATTTATAATATTTGGTATGCGGATGCAATACTTGATGGATTAGAAAAATATGGTGTTCCCGTCTTCTCTAATGTTGTATATGGACCAGACCAATATGACTTTAGACACCTGCCCCCCGAGATTAAACATCAACTTATTGAGAAATTTAAAAATAACAAAAAATGTGAAAAATTTATTTCTTTATTAAATCATCAAATACCGGGCTGCGATATATGGTGGCCAAGATTTTGGGAAGAATTGCATATACTAGATCGTGTCAGGGACCAATCTTTTGCTGAAACATTCCCAGAATACTATCAGGCGATGTTGCCTTACATCCCAAATGAACCAAGTTGAATGGACTAGACATTTAATTGATCAAGTTGCACCTGGTGCAGAGTTTCCGGGTGTAGAAAATACTTGGTGGTGGAATCCCATAAACAAACGTAGTCTAAGATTAACTTATACTGGATTGGTATGGATCAAGAAACATACCAAGTTTGTACTTCATCGAGTAGATATACAAGCAAGTATCATGCCCAAGCAGATGTTGCAATTGGAACGTCTGCTTGGCGAGCCGTACTATTTTTCCGACAAGTTCATACGTGTAATGAGTGACCAAGATGCTGTTATGTTACAATTACACGGCGGGAATCTTGCACAATATTTAGACAATCTACAACAAAATCAATAGGTTAGTGCTCACTAACTTGTGTTGTTTTTGTACAACATCCAAAGTAGACAAGAAATCCAAAAGACTGTATAATAAAGATATTATTAACTACCCAAAGTAGGTTATCATGATATCTAATAGAACTCTAGCCATTATTGGATTTGGAGTATTGGGATTTCTATTATTCCGTAGCGAACAACGTATGGATAGAATAGAAGAGAAACTTGATGATATTATACAAACTCGAGAAACTGTGGCATACACAGAACAAGACATCGACTGTCTAACTAAGAATATATATTACGAAGCCGGAGTGGAAGATCGTGCAGGAAAATATGCTGTGGCCCATGTTACTATTAATAGACTTAAAACAGGATACTGGGGCAAGGATATATGCAAAGTAGTTTATTCTAAGGCGCAATTCTCTTGGACGCTGAGTAAGAAACTACCCAAACCCAATAAAACATTATGGGCAGAAAGTCGTCGGGTGGCAGAGGATGTATTGAATGGACATCGTGTTCGCGGACTCCATCGCAGTTTATTTTATCACGCTGATTATATCAAAACCCCAAATTGGGCAGATGCAACCCAGCGTGTTACACAAATAGGTCAACATATTTTTTATAACAAAGCCCGTAATTCCTGGTTGACACTATAGGACTTTAGTGTTATACTAGTTGAACTTGCTAGGAGAACATCAGTTGCATGGTGCAACATCGTTTGAGTAGCGGTAAGAGCATGGTGCTCTATCTTAACCCTGAGGAAAACTATTATGGCCGTAAAGCGCCTCACACGTAAACTGACTGACGT